CTGTGGTGTCTACTAACCAATCAAAGTCTGTCGGTACATCCTCAAGGTAACTAATGAGTTGAGTGACTTCTTTGAAAGAAGTATCATTGATGTCGGAACGTTTCTCAGTTTCGATACAGAGAACTTCCTTGGTTGGTGGTTGGTTGTATTCTTGTACAAACTTAAGAATCTCTTCAAAGAGAATCTTTTGCGAATGATCCTCATAATAATCAGGTTTGATAAATGGTACTACCTTGCGGAGATATTCTTCATTAAAGATAAGATTTCTCAGAATGAGAGTCTCAACTTTCTCCATAACTAAATTCCTTCTTTGCAATCTCGTCAAGTTGTTCCATCACCTCAGGGGTGAAATATGATTCAGGATCTTTGTAGATCGCCTTGGCATAGACTTTTTTACCGTCTATCTCATATCGACCAGCAACGTTCTTCCAAAGTCCGCCAATCTCACCAAGTTCCAAAAGACCATAATATCGATCAAGACCACGCTCGTCGTAATAAAGGCGCACCGTAACATCTTTGTTCTCCTTGCTCAGACGCGACTTAGCAGTCTTAGCCTTGATAAGGTTTCCGACGATTTCTGTTCCATCCTTTTCTTTCTTTTTGCTGAGATAGATGATTGTAGATGCAGCATACTTGAGTCCACTGCCTCCACCCATTTCTTTTGTAGGAACATAAGCGCCAATGACATCGTAGGTGTGGTTGGTAACGATCATGGGGATGTTTGCTTGACCCAACTTGAGTGTGAGCATACGGAACGCACCTTTGACAAGTTGAGATTTGGTCATGTCTCGGACTTGTTTATCGTTGAGTGCGTCAGTAATCTCCTTCTCTGTGGACAGCATACCTAAGGAGTCTAGCACAAACATGCAAGGTCTGCGCTCATCTTCAGGTTTTTTTAAGTATATATCAACCGCTTTCAGTGCTTTGGTCCTAAACTCTTCAATTGTAACAACATTGACAACAACCAGTCTCTCTAGGTCGATCCCACGACTTGCGATAAGAGACTTGTTAACAGCGGCTTCAGTGTCAAAATATAGACAATAACCATCAGGGTTAGCATCAAGGAAGTTTTTGACGACAGCAAGACTGAAGAAAGTTTTTCCAGTGCTAGACTCGCCAGCAATGGCAGTAATCTTATTCCCAGATACGCCACCAAATATAGACCCTGAAACAAGTCCGTTAAAAATGTACGAACCCGTGTCAACATATTTTTCTGTGTCGTCGATGTCTCTTGCGAGTTTGGTGTAGTCATCTCCAATCTCTTTTACAATCTCTTTTAAGAAGTCCATTAAATTACAAATCCAAATTGTTCACGGGCGATCTTTTTGTAAGCACCACCAGGGTATTGCTCACGAATATCTTTCATCAATTTTAGTTTCTGATAAAGAGCAGAGTCTCCACCAAGGCGAAGAGCACTCACAATAGTAGAGAGTTCTTTATCATCAATAGGAAGTTCCATTATCCAAAAAATAGTTCCAGGTTTACAGTTTTTTCTACGCTCCAACCGATAGCGTCTAGGATAGCTTTAAGAGGTTCAAGGAATGACTTTTCAAATTGTAAGTCATAGTCAACGTACTTGTCAATTCCAAGTTCTTTGGGAAAGTCTTGAATGAATGAGATTACATTTTCATGCAAGGTGTTTGGTTTTTTCAGATAGCAGAACTTGATCTTCTCACCATTCTTAATAAGCGAATACTTATTATCAAGTTTGTTCTTCAGAATGTAGTAATTAAAGAGCAATGCACCACGAACATGAATCGGTGTTCCCTTCACATAAATGTCAGAATGAGATTTATACTTGATGACATCAGACACTGAACGAGGGAATGACACCTGCTCTGGGGGCAACTTCTTAAACTCTTCACGGCTCTTGTCTATGAATGAAATCATGTCATCTTCAGTGCCGGTCATCAGAATCTTAAATGCATCCTTGAGCATCTTGCGACAAGGTGCAGGAGTCGATGACTTGACCGACTCAATACCCATCACCTTGAGTTTAGGATCTTCATATCGGACCCCTTCACTGTCCCACACGTTGAGAATATATCGCTTCTTCGCAGTCCAAATACCACGATCAGCAATGTTCTCACGCTTCATTTGCATTTTCTGGTCGTATGCCGAAACATACGTCGCCAGGTTCTGGTAGCATTGATCGATATACGGTTCAAACTTTTCTTCGCAGATCTTGTTAAGTAAGGAAACAACCGCTGTTTTATCGCCAGACTTATTACCAAAAAATTTATTAACAAGAGGTCCGAGATTAAGATATATCGAATCAGTATCTGATGCGATAACATAATCTTCTTCGGTTGTAGACAGCAGTTTATTTAGATACTCATTCATCTTCTGCTCAATCCAACGGATAGAGACTTGACCAGAAAGCGTAATCGCCTCTGCATTGGCCAGTTTATAGTACCTAAAATACTGATTACCGATAGCACCATAAGCAGAGTTGAGTGAAATCTTCTTAGCCATCTGAATGTTATTGCATCGCGCAATCTCTTTCTCCAGGGCGACAGTAGGAGTCTTTTCATAATCTTTCTTTGCCTGAATCATCTTCTTTTTGAAAATGACACGATCGCCGTACATCTTCTCCATCAACTCTGGCAGGAACCCACGAACGTCCTTGCGGTACATAGCACCATTGGCACACACCGCATTATCCTTATAGAGTTCAAAGTTTATTTCTTCCTTAAGGATTCTATCAACTGTAGCTGTGGGATGTTTTTCATCCAAGAGTGTCTCTGGGGAAATATTGTATTGCATAATAAGATGAGGGTAGAGACTATTAAGGTCAAAACTAACCACCCAATCATACTTTCCCGGACTCGGTTCCTTGACATAAGCACCTGCGTACTTTTCGTTTTTGTCTGACCTAATCTTAGGTGGAATAACAATATTCCGCCTCTTTAGATAGTTATAAATGATGTTGTCCCACATGCGAACCTGATAGAACACATCTGCATAGTTGACCTTAGCATCATAAGCCATTGTCAAGGCAAGTTCAATCAACTTCATCTTGTCTTCCAATCGGTCAACAAGTTCTACGTCAACGATGTTATATTCAATAAACTTCTGCCACCCATGAGTATAGAAGTCCTTAAAGGTATCAAACTCAGAGTGATCCAGTTTCTTCTGTCCTAGTTCTACCTCAGCAATATAGTCCAAACGATAAGACTCTTGTGCCTTGTAGGTGAACTTCTTGTACAGGTCCAGGTAGTCAAGTTGAGTCAATCCACCAACATCAAAGGTGATGTGCTCACGTCCCTGAATGAAAATCTTACCTTCAGTAACAAGTCCCCAGTTGGAGAAACGCTTCATCAGTTTCTCGCCAAGAACACGATCCAAACGTTTGCAGATGTACGGGATATCAAACAGTTGGATGTTCCAACCAGTCACCACATCAGGGACATCTTGCATCCAATGGTTGATGAAGTTACTGAGAAGTTCATGTTCAGTATGGCAGTGATGATAGGTGACATTCTTCTGCTTATTAACAAAGGGTTTCACGCCCCAAGTGATAATCTCCTTGGTCGTGTAGTCTTGGATTGTAATTGCAAGAATCTCTTCTGAGGCTGACTCCACATCAGGGAATCCACGCTCAGCAGTGGTCTCAATATCAAGCGTTACCAGTTTGATTTGACTGATATCAAACTTGATTTCATCTTCTGGGTATTTTTCAGAGATGTATTGATAGATGTATCGATCATTACCATAGATCTCAAACCCATCAATCTCATCATATGTCTTATAAAACTCCCGGCAGTCGCGGACAGAACCAGGTTTGATTGCATCTACACTATCACCATTCAGTGTCTTGTATTTTGTATCTACCTTACTCTTCACAAAGAGAGTAGGAGAAAACTCTTTATCTCTAATCTCAAATCTTCTACCATTGTCAACTCCCCGAACGAGGAACTGATTACCAATCAACTGAACATTAGTGTAGAAACGCATTACTTAGAAAGATCGATGTATTTTTCAAGTAGGGTGGGCATTGGATCTGCAAGAGTCAGAATCTTATCAGAACTGATAAGGAACGTATCCTGCTTTGTGTGATCTAGCATCCAAGGACAGAGATTTACATTTTCCCAAATCTCCATCGGTTTAATAAGTTTGCAGTCAGGTTCTCCAGGAACTGTTGCTGCAACTTCTTCGATCTCACTGATCAGTCTCTCGCTGTTCACCAGTAGAATCAGTTTGATTGTCTTGTCCATAGTTAAGAACGTCCTCGATATACATACCTTTAA